GTGGATGGCGTTTGCCTCACGAGTACAACTCAAATGAAAACATTTGGGCTGGAGAAATTGGTTCATATGAAGGAGCCTACTTCGTAGAGTCTGCTCGTATGTACAACGATACTGACGGTGCTTCAAGTGCCAAGGTATACCGCACAATTCTTGCTGGTAAGGAAGCAATGGCTGAAGCCGTTGCTGAAGAGCCACATGTAGTTATCGGTCCAGTTATTGACCAGTTGATGCGTTTCCGCCCAATGGGTTGGTACGGCGTTCTAGGCTTCAAGCGTTACCGCGAAGCAGCCTTGTATCGTATTCTTAACGGTTCATCAGTCGCTTAATTGATTGACTGAGGGGCAGGGGAAACCCTGCCTCTTGGTAAATTCATTAGGGAGAACAATGGCAACGTACACACTCGTAACACCAACCTTGGAACAAGGACACATTGGTATGCACCGTTTGTTCACGCACTTTAAACAACGCACAAAGAGTTATACTATCATCTTAGATGCTGGTGTTTACTCGCTTATACAGTATCCAACCGAAGATGAGTTAGCAACTTACACTGCTTACTATATGGGTGGATGTCAACATACTGGAATTAGTGATGCTATTAGAACAGCAATGATTGCTGACGGCATTGTAACTTCAGCCAACTTTACGGTGGAATAATGGGACTACATCAAAGACAGACACATCCAGAATATGTAGAAGGTTGCTTTGGATGCAAGATACAACTTCTAGAATTATCTACTGGCGATGCCAGAGGTGATGTAATAGCAAGCGGCACCACCCAGAAAAAATGGAACAATGAACTTGAGGCCTACCGTAGTGCTAGGGCGCAGGGTATCCAACCTAATGGGACAAAGATAAAACAAATACAGGCAGCACACGAAGCATCTGAAAAGATAGGTGCAGCCTATGACGGTAACACAATGATACAAGCAAAGAAGATAGACAAACCAACAGCCACAGTAATGCGAGAACTCAAGGAAGCAGGAATACAATAATGCCAAAAGTCGGAAAAATGACATTCCCATACACAGCAGCAGGCGAGATGGCTGCAAAGAAAACAGCAAAGAAGACTGGTAAGAAAGTAGTTAAGAAGCCTATGAAGAAGATGGGCAAGAAGAAGTAATGGCTACTCCTAAAAAAACCCCACCAGTTAAATTAACAGGTTCTTTAGCAAAAGTGCTTAAGCCTATTAAGGCTCCACCAATGACTCCACAAGATGCAGCAATGCTAAAAATCTTGCAAAAAAAATATGGCAAGAACGTTTACAAGCCCAAGGGATAATAAATTAAGGTAGGGGACAATGGCTAAACAAAAGAAAGAAACCTTAGCAGTCGCTTGGTGCGACAATGGTATGGTAGATGGAAAGTTTATGGAAGGTGTTGTAGATACCCTCATAAACTCAGGCGTAGAGTTTTGTGGGTCACTACGTGCCCACGGTAATCAGATAGCACAACAGCGAGAGATGTTAGTTAATCGTTGGTATGACAATAATAAATCTGATTGGTTACTCTGGCTTGACTCGGACATTATGATTACTCCAGAGAAGTTTCTTAAACTCTGGAATCGTAGAGATGCCGTAGATATTCCATTGCTTACTGGTGTTTACTTTACAAGTAACGAACCAGAGCAACCATTGATGAAACCATTAGCAACTGTCTATGAGTTTGCTGAGGCAGAGTTTGGTATTGGGATTAGACGACTAGACCCACTACCTAAGAATGCCTTTATAAAAGTAAGTGCTGCAGGTATGGGCTTTTGCCTTATGCACCGCAGTGTAATAACAAGAATCAAAAAAGCATTACCAGGAGTTCCGTTCTTTACAGAAGTGGGTGCTAACAAGCAATTCACTGGTGAAGACATCTACTTCTTTGCAGTAGTAAACAAGGCAGAGATTCCTCTGTGGTGTGATACCGCTGCAACTGTAGGACATATGAAGCGATTCAATATGGACGAGAATTACTACGATGCTTTTGGTAGAGGTAAGGGTTATGCAGACTAAATATCCTAACTGGTTTGAGATGACTGCAAAAGAAAACTTTGAGTCACAACTACTACCGCTTGCTGGCAAGTTTGCTCTTAGGTTCTTACAGATTGGCGCCTTCACAGGCGATGCAACTGTATGGCTGGTAGATAACGTGCTTGTTACAAAGAACTCTGTGCTAGAAGATGTAGACATCTGGACTGGCTCAGACGAAGAAGAACATAAAGATATGGACTGGCTAGATGTTGAGCGTGTATACGATTCACGGATTGCCTTTCGGCCTAATGTGATTAAGTACAAGATGGATAGTAAAGAGTTCCTCCGCTCCATTGAAGAACCAACTTATGACTTCATCTACATTGATGGAGACCATACCGCAGAAGGTGTACTACAAGATGCCGTGCTTGCTTGGAGATTACTCAAGCCAGGTGGGATTATGGCATTTGATGACTACCTATGGGAAGACCCTAGAGGTGTTGAGTTCCAGCCAGGCTGGTCAATAGATACCTTTGTAGGGGCAGTTAAGGACGAATCAGAAGTTTTATTATCTAACTCTCAAGTATGGCTAAGGAAAAATAATGACAGCAGCCTGGACACGTAAAGAAGGCAAGAACCCTGCTGGTGGGCTTAATGCTAAAGGCAGAGCATCTTATAAGGGTGGCACTCTGAAAGCCCCTGTAAAGGCTGGAGACAACCCACGTAGGGCATCTTTTCTAGCCCGTATGGGTGGAATGCCAGGACCAGAACGCAAGCCTGACGGCTCGCCAACAAGATTGCTTCTATCGCTCAATGCATGGGGAGCAAGTTCTAAGGCTGATGCCAAGCGTAAGGCTGCAGCAATCTCAAAAAGAAACAAGGCTAAGAAATGAAAAAGAAATCTACAGTCAATGCGGCTGGTAATTATACCAAGCCAGCAATGCGTGCTTCTTTATTCAAGAAAATTAAGGCTGGCTCTAAGGGTGGAGACCCTGGTGAATGGTCTGCTCGTAAGGCTCAACTGCTTGCTGTTCAGTACAAGAAGGCAGGCGGAGGTTACAAGTAATGGCACTGGCTAAATCTCAAAAGTCCTTAAAAGACTGGACTGCACAAAAGTGGAAGACCTCTGATGGTAAGCCATCAAAAGGTAAGAAGCGTTATCTGCCTGCTGCTGCTTGGGCTTCTCTAAGCCCTGCAGAAAAAGCAGCAACTAATAAAGCCAAGGCTACGGGAAATGCCAAAGGTAAACAATTTGTAAAACAACCCAAATCAATTGCAAAGAAAACGGCGGGGTATAGATAATGGCACTAGGTAAAGATGGTAGCAGTCTTACTGCAGAACTCAATCGCCTTGCTGGTACAACTGGCAAAGCAGACCAAGGTGCGGCAAACACTTATGCTAGTACTTCTGGTTTAGGTGTAAATGCAGCCCTTAACATTAAGGCTGATGCTTCACGTCAACCTTCTGCATACAAGGGTCTTAATGCTATTTGCAATGAACTTGCCTCTACTACTGGTAAGTCAGCAATCGCCGCGCTAAGGAGCATAAACGTATAATGGCTACATTATTAAATATGATTGATGAAGTATCAATTAACCTTTCGGGTTATACGCTTCAGCAAGACCGTGCTACGCACATTACAGGAGACGTAGCAGCAACTGCTTCAACTATTGCTGCACCGATTACTTTATCACTTGCATCTACTGACAGCGTAGGTAAAGGCATTGTTGAGATTGACGAAGAACTATTCTGGGTAGATAACTATGACCGAGTTGGTAACACTGCAACTATTGCTCCCTATGGTCGAGCATATCTAGGTACTACTCTTGCTGCACATACAGCAGGTACTAAAGTTACTATTGCTCCTACATTTCCACGCTTTGTAATTAAGCGTGCAATTAACGATACTATTAGTGCAATTGGCTCATCTATCTTTGCAGCCAACACAACTACAATTACATCTAACTCTGCAGTATCAGCCTTTAGATTACCTGCTACTGGCACTACATTAAATATTCGTAACATTCTTGCTATTGCATATCAAGCATTAGGCTCAAGTAAAGAATGGATTCCTATTCGTAGTTATCGCTTTGATGGCAATGCTAACTCAACTGCATTTACTAGCGGTCAGACTGTATCTATCTATGACTACATTCCTTCAGGACGTAGTGTTCAGATTGCATATGCTACTGACCCAGTTGCATTTCCAGACTTAGCAACTACTGCATTAACTAATGCGCAGGTTTTTGAAACAGTATCGGGGCTTCCAGCCTCCTGTAAAGACCTAATCATTCTTGGTGCTACCTATCGCTTGCTATCTAACCTTGACCCAGCACGTGCTTCAATGGTTAGCCCACAGGCAGATGAGACAGATTCCAAGCGTCCATACGGTTCATCTCAGTCTCTTACTAAGCAAGTTTACGCTTTGTTTAATCAACGATTAAATGAAGAAGTAAAGAGTCAGCAAGAAAAATATCCTATCCGTGTCCACTACTCCCTTTGATAGGCAGATAAATGACAACTAGAAAATACTCGTCCAGAGCACAGCAGACCACACTCAGTAGCGGAATCACCTCTGGTGATGTAACTATGACTGTAGGTTCTGGTGCTAACCTTATGGGTGGTAAGACACCCGCAGTAGGTGAAACTTATACAGTTGTCATTGACCCTGATACGGCCCTTGAAGAAATTGTAGATGTCAGTAACTATTCATCGGGTAACACACTTACTATTGCTAGAGGCATTGATGGTTCTACTGGTGTAGCCCACTCTGCTGGTGCCATTGTCCGACATATGGTTATTGGTCGTGACCTAAGTGAAGCCAATACACACATTGAAGCAACCACTGGACACGGTGCAACAGGTGCAGTAGTTGGTACAACTAACACACAGACTCTAACTAACAAGACTTTAACTGCACCAACCCTGACTACTCCAGCCTTGGGTACTCCTGCATCTGGTGTTCTAACTAATGCAACTGGATTACCATTAACAACAGGTGTAACTGGCACACTGCCAGTAGCCAATGGTGGTACTGGTATTACTTCACTTGGTTCTGGAGTTGCTACATTCCTTGGAACTCCATCAAGTGCAAACCTTGCTGCTGCTCTTACGGATGAGACTGGCTCAGGTGCCAATGTATTTGGTACTAGCCCAACAATTTCTAGTCCAACCATTACAGGTACTGGTACTATTGCAGGTACATTTACAGGTAACATTACTGGTAACGTAACTGGAAATGTGACTGGCAATGTAACTGGTAACGTAACTGGTTCATCTGGTTCTACTACAGGTAATGCAGCAACAGCCACAGCACTTGCCACAGGGCGCACAATCAGCCTTGCAGGTGATGTTACTGGTACTTCTGCATCATTTGATGGAACAGGCAATGCAAGTATTACAGCAGCCATTGCTGCTAATACAATCGTAGATGCAGACATTAACGCTTCTGCTGCTATTGACTGGACAAAACTTGCAGTTTCGTCAACAGTCTCTACGACTGAACTTGGATACTTAGACGGTGTTACATCTGCTATCCAGACTCAGATTGATTCTAAGTTAGCAACTGCTACGGCATCAAGCACATACGCTCCGTTAGCAAGCCCAGCATTGACTGGTGTTCCTACTGCCCCAACAGCAGCAGCCAACACAAACACTACTCAAGTTGCTACTACTGCTTATGTACAAACAGAGATTACAGACCTTATTGCTGCAGCACCTGGTGCTCTTGACACTCTTAATGAGTTAGCAGCAGCACTTGGCAATGACGCGTCATTCTCAACTACTGTCACTAATAGCCTAGCAACTAAGTTGCCTCTGGCTGGTGGCACTATGTCTGGCGCTATTGCAATGGGTACCAACAAGATTACAGGTCTTGGAGACCCAACATCCGCACAGGATGCAGCGACTAAGTACTACATTGATAATACAGTTCTTGCTCCATCTAACTTGACTGGTCCAATTACATCAGTTGGTGCAGCAACATCTATTGCATCTCAGACTGGTACTGGTACTAAGTTTGTAATGGATAATACTCCAACACTTATTACTCCAGTGCTAGGCGTAGCAACTGCTACTAGCATTAACGGAACAACAATTCCATCATCTAAAACTTTGGTTGCTACAGACTCAACTCAGTACGTAGTGCCAAGCCAATCAGGCAATACTGGTAAGTACTTAACAACAGATGGAACAACATCATCTTGGGGAGCAGTAGATGCATTACCATCACAGACTGGAAACTCAGGAAAATATTTAACTACCAACGGAACAGCAGCCAGTTGGGCTGTAGTTCCTGCTGGTGGGGCAGACGAACAACTCATAGTAATGCAAGCACTCTAACAATGAAAGGTATGTAGTAACTTATGGCTACAGTAACATCAAAGGCTCTATTTCGTGGAGCAGCAGCAACATCTAGCACAACGCTCTATACAGTTCCATCTTCTACAACTGCTGTTATTACAAATATTGTAATAACAAATACGGCAGCAACAAGTGCAACATTTGAGTTATTACTTGATGATGTTTCAATTGCAAAGACTGTTCCAGTTGCTGCAAATAACTCAACAACAATTGATTTAAAGCAAGTTCTTGCTACAACAAAAACTATTAAAGGTTTAGCCTCTGCTACTACAGTTAACTTCCACATTTCAGGAGTGGAGATTGTATAATGGCAGTAAAAACATTTAAAGATGCTGGTGGCTGGGACGCTACTAGAACTGTTTATGGTATTTTTTCTGCTGATGCTGAATATACAGTTTCTGCAGTTGAATATTTAGTTGTTGCAGGCGGTGCCTCTGGCGGCGCAGGAAGCGTTGGCGCAGGAGGAGGTGGAGCAGGTGCTTATAGGACAGCAACTGGTTTTGCCGTAAGTCCTGGAACTCCTTATACTGTAACAATTGGTGCGGGTGGTGCTGCAGTTAGCACTACTATTACACAAGGAAATAATGGAAGTAACTCTGTCTTTTCTACTATTACATCTACTGGAGGCGGCGGTGGTGGTGGTGGACATACAGCAGTACCACCATCATCAAGTAGAGTTGGTCTAGATGGCGGTTCTGGTGGTGGCGGTGGCGCTGTTTATCAACTTTCTGGTGGTTCTGCTGGCGTAATTGCGGCTGGCGCTGGTGCTACTGGTGGTAACGCTGGTGGTGAAGGAAAAAGTTATTTTTACAGTTTTAATGCTTATGGCGCAGGCGGAGGCGGCGGCGCTGGTGCTGCTGGTTATGCTGCTTATAATGCAAATAGCGCACTTCGTTCAAGAGGTGGCGTTGGTACTTTATTTACTAATGGTTCTTATTATGCTGGTGGTGGTGGTGGTGTTATTGCCGCAAGTTCAGCAACAATATCTGCTGGCGGAACTGGTGGCGGTGGTAGTAGCGGTGATGTTACTGTTCCCGCAACAAGCGGAACTGTTAATACTGGTGGTGGGGGTGGAGGTTCAGTTTCTACTTCTCCCAGTGGCGCAGGTGGTTCTGGTGTTGTAATTATACGATATGCAAATACTTTTACAAATGCTGCAAGTACAACTGGTTCACCTTCGTTCTCTAACACTGGTGGATATAAAACTTATACATTTACTGGAAGCGGGAGTATAACCTGGTAATGGCACACTTTGCGCAATTAGACGATACTAATACTGTTACTCAAGTAATTGTAGTTAACAACTCTGAATTACTTAATGAGTCTGGAAACGAATCAGAACAAAAAGGAATTGATTTTTGCAAATCTCTTTTTGGTGGTAACTGGATACAGACTTCATATAATGGAAATATTCGCAAAAACTTTGCCAGTATTGGATATTTATATGACCCAGTTAAAGATGCTTTTATTCCGTTAAGACCCTTCCTATCTTGGGTACTAGATGAAGATACTTGTATTTGGAAGGCACCTATTCCAAGACCAGATGCTTCTATCTTTTGGGTTTGGGATGAAGAAAATATACAATGGATAGAATTACCACCTTTAACACAAAAGTAATTAGTGCGGGATTTCCAAGGTCTGGAAATAAGTTTTTAAATAATTTATTAAGTCAGGCATTTCCTGGCAAAGTAAATGATTTTACTCATAGCGTCCAGACTTTGGGAACACCTAACTGTGTTGTTCCAATTAGAAACCCATATCAATCAGTACCAAGTTGGTCTGTTTTTTCTGGAGAACAAGATTTGGAAGCAATTGCTCATTGGTATATGCGCTTCAATAGCAAGGTACTAGATAATATAAATAATTTAATTGTAATAGATTTTGTTGAACTTTCAACTAATCCATTATTAGTTATTGATAAAGTATCTAATTATTTAAGTTTGATTCCAGAAAAAATTGATATATCTGTTTTAAATAAAAACTCTAAGTTTAAAGAATATAAAGAATATAACAGTCCTCTAATGGAAGATTGTTTTAATCTATACACAAAGATTGTGGGACAATTGTGATTATTCAAATTATAGGTTTGCCTGGAAGTGGTAAGACAACACTTGCCACTGCTCTGGTTGACCGCATTAATGCTGTACATTTAAACGCTGACTATGTACGGGCAACCATTAACTCTGACCTAGGCTTTACGCCTGAAGATAGAGTTGAGCATTCCCGTCGCCTTGGTGAAATGGCTAAGATGCTATCTAGTCAAGGCTTGGATGTTGTTGTTGACTTTATCTGCCCTACTGTTGCTACACGCACAGCCTTTGGCAAACCTGACATCTGTATCTGGATGGACACTCTTACAGAGAGTCGCTTTGAAGATACAAACAAGTTATGGGAAAAGCCTACTGAATTTGATTACCACTTCACTGCCTACGATAGTAAAGGTCAAACAGATTTAATCATTGCTCAGTCTGGTCTGCATGACTGGAAAGCACCTACTACTTTGTTGCTTGGTCGTTATCAACCATGGCATGAGGGACATCACGCACTATTGGAGAAGGCACATGAGCGTACAGCACAGGTTGTTATTGGTGTTAGAGATACCCATGGCACTAGCGAGAAAGACCCTTTGCCTTATCAAGAGGTTGCCAATCGGATACGAGCCAAAGAACGGGCATCTTTTGTTGTGAAGTTTCCAAACATTACTAACATAGTTTATGGCCGTGATGTAGGTTACAAGATTGAACAAATAGAACTTTCTCAAGAACTTCAATCTATTTCTGCTACAAAAAAAAGAAAAGAGTTGGGACTATAAAAGTAACTAAGGCTCGTTCATTTGTTAAAGCAATTAGTTGGAGAGTAATTGGAACGGCAGATACTTTTATATTGGCTTTTTTAATTACACATAAAGCAGTTACCGCTGCTTCAATTGCTAGTCTCGAAGTATTAACAAAAACAATCTTATATTATATTCACGAACGTGGTTGGAATAAACTATCTTGGGGCAGAAATAATTAAATGCCGTATCAAGAAGGAACTTGTACTCAACAACCTACCCGCACAATAGATGATGCTATAGATGAAACAGATTTACTACCATATTAAGGAGCAATAGTGGCAACGAGAGATATAACCGAAGGTAGAGGCTCTGCAACTGCCAGCATTGGTCGTGCTATTGCTGTTGACTTAGGTATTGTTTCATCTAGTTCTACTTGGCAGAACACTAATGAGTCATATGATGTGGCAGTAGGTGGACTTCCATTCTTCTACGCTATCAGTGATGCTCGTCCATACATTCGTCAGACTGCACCGTTTCGCAAGGAACAATCAGATATTGGCGCAGAACCAGGTGAGCAATCGCTCACTGGTTTCTGGCTAAGAAGCCAGTCTTCTTTCCACAATGGCACAGGCATTAAGTTCTATGACCCATCTGCGGGTGAGACAGTTAACTTTCGTTTTGCTGACTCAGACAATGTAGATGTGTGGACTAAGGGACAGGTTACTCTCCTTAAAGAGACAGCCAATATGACTGGTGTTACTACTGGTGTATACAAGGTACTATCTATTGTTGATGGCTCTACTAATAAGATTGTTGGCTGGACACCAGCAAATACAACTATTAATAATTACACTGCTAGTGGTACTGCAGTTACATATACCCATGTAGTTACTGCTGGTTTGGATACAGCAACACTTGCAATTGCAACTGATGGTTCATATTTATTTGTTGCTGATAACGACCATATTTACACAGGTGAAATTAATACACCTACTGCTGGATACTCAGCGTATTACAATACTGGCAGTGAAAAAGTAGTATTGAATTGGGTTAAGCAACGACTTGTTGCTTGCATCGGTGCATCTGTTTATGAGTTAACTAATGCTAAGGGTTCTTCTCACTCCTTACCAACTGCTACATACACTCATCCAAATGCGGATTGGACTTGGTCATCTATCTCTGAGGGTGGCTCTGCCATCTATGCTGCTGGTTATGCTGGCGGAAACTCCGCCATCTATAAGTTTACTCTGTCTACTGCTGGTGTTATGCCTACCCTGACATCAGGGATTGTAGCAGCGCAACTACCTATTGGGGAGATAGTCTACAAGATTGAGTCATACCTTGGTTACTTAATGATTGGTACCAATAAGGGTATGCGTGTGGCTACTATCTCAGATACAACTGGTGACTTGTCCTACGGTCCGTTGATATTTGAAGACACTAATGGTGTCTATGACTTTGCATTCCGTGATAAGTATGTCTGGGCAACTGGTACAATTGGGACATCTCCTGGGTTATATCGCATTGACTTAGGTACAGAGATTGAATCCTTACGCTTTGCTTATGCTAAAGATACTTACCTCAGTGGTGTTACTGGCTATGCAACTAGCGTAGATTTTATAGGTAACACTAACCAACTAGCCTTTACTACATCAGGCAGCAACGGCATAGCCGTTCAATCAACTACAGTCTTAGCAACATCTGGCTCTATAACTACAGGTAAGATTAGATTCTCTACCCTAGAGCCTAAAAACTACAAGCGTCTTATTGCCCGTGGCACATTCACATCTGGTGAGTTTACGTTATCATCTCTTGCTACAGAGGCAACTGGTACTGAAACACAGTATGACCACATTACCTACAACTCAGAAGTAGGCGCAGTAGAAGTAACTACATCTCAACCTGAAGTAGCACAAGAGTTTCTTGCTTATAAGTTTACACTTAATCGTGATGCAACTGATACAACCACTGGTCCAACCTTTAAGGGATACCAGACAAAGGCAACCATTGCTACTCCACGCAATAGAGTCATTAGATTTCCTGTCTACTGTTTTGATATTGAAACAGATAGGTTTAATACTGTAGTTGGGTTTGAAGGCAGAGCCTTTGAGCGTATCCAATTGCTAGAAGAGATTGAAAAGACAGGCGATGTTCTGACTTGGCAAGACTTAACAACAGGAGAATCACGACAAGCAGTAATTGAACAAGTTACATTCACCCGTATGACACCGCCCGATAAACGCTTTGATGGTTTTGGTGGCATCATAGAGATAACCGTAAGGACCGTATAATGGAGTTCAAAGACTATCTAACCGTGGCAGTAGCCGTCATAGCAATCTTCTCAGCATTTGCTGGTGGCATAAGGTGGATGGTCAAGCATTATCTTAACGAACTCAAACCCAATGGTGGTAGTTCAATGAAGGATTCTATGGCTCGTATGGAAAAACGTATTGATGATTTGTATGCATTGATTGCAGGTAAGTAATGGGATTCATTGTGCCTGAACCAATGTGGGACCCAGTAACACCTAACATTGACCCTAGTGATTGGGAAGATGAAGACGATGAGTAAAGCAACACCTGCTGCTATAGCAGTACTAAGACAAGCAACAGCCTTGCGCCCTAAGCGCAAGAAGGCAAGCGATGGGTTACTGCCATCAGCAGCGCATATGAAACAAAGCCCAACATCTGACCACAATACAGGGTTGGCTGTTGATTTAACTCATGACCCCGAAAATGGTATTGATTGTGTTGACATTTTTGAAAAACTTAAAGAAGATAAAAGAGTTAAGTACCTTATTTTTCAAGGAAAAATTTGGTCTAAAGAAAAAAGCAAGTTGGGAAACAGACGGTACACTGGGTCTAATTCTCATAACAAGCATCTACATATTTCTATTGAGTCCACTATGGGTACCGATACTTCTCCATGGTTTTGGTGGATGAATCAACCTAAGACTCTTAATCAAGTTATCGCATCACTAAGTTCTATCCCTGCAAAGAAAGCATACAAGACCGAAGTTTGCACCTGCTGTAAGTTACACGGGGCAAAGTCCTAATTCCTATAGGAGGATATAATGGAGCAATTCAAACAACTAGCACTTACTTGGTTCCGTGCTGCGGCTGCTGCTGTAGTGGCTATCTATATGACTGGCGAGACAAATCCAAAGACTCTTGCTGCTGCTGCACTCGCTGGTGTGGCTGGCC